AATGTACATACAAGATCACGTAGGTATGAAGCACGATGGTACATTTGGCAATGTTTATTTTAATAGATTATTAAATGACTGGGCTAAGTTTGATATAAATAAAAGAACAAAGTTTGATGCTACAATAAGTAGTGGATTAGCTATAATGGCTTGCAATAGACATTTGTATGCACCAAACGTTAAAATTGAAAAACCAAAATTAAATATACATATTTCTAAGTTTTCAAATAATGGAAATATGTCTAAAATAATCAAAGAATAAATATGGCATATTCTAACAAAAGTTATTTTCCTAGTCAAGTTGTAAGTGATGCTGAAAAGTTAAGTTATGACTATGGTTTAAAAGTTGCTAAAGCTATAGAACACGAGTGGTTTTATAACGATACTAGTTTAAATAGATATATGGACACTCGTAATGAGTTTCATAAATTAAGACTTTATGCTAGAGGTGAGCAGTCTATACAGAAATATAAAGATGAATTATCTATTAATGGTGATTTATCTTATTTAAATCTAGACTGGACACCAGTCCCTATAATAGCAAAGTTTGTAGATATAGTTGTAAATGGTATTGCTGAAAGAACTTATGATATAAAAGCTTACTCTCAAGATCCACATGGTATTGCTAAACGTACAGAATACATGGAATCCATAATGAGAGATATGGAGACTAGAGAGTTTAATGATACAGCTATGCAAACAATGAATATGAATCTTTATGAAAACGATAAAGAAACATTACCAGAATCACAAGAAGAATTAGATTTACACATGCAGCTTAGTTACAAACAATCAGTTGAGTTAGCAGAAGAGCAAGCTTTGAAAGTTTTAATGGAAGGTAGTAAATACGAACTAATTAAAAAACGTTTTTATCACGACTTAACTGTATTAGGTATAGGTGCTGCTAAAACTAACTTTACAACATCTGAAGGTGTAACTATAGAATATGTTGATCCAGCTGATTTAGTTTATTCATAAACAATTTCCTCATTTAGAACACGAAGATCTTGAAGATATAATGAATAACAAAAATTATAATAGAAATAATTATAATACTCGTTACGATAAAAAGAAAGAAGATAATAACACAATACAAGTTTTATATTTTAATTATAAAACTTATATGAACGAAGTATATAAAATAAAAGAAACAGGTACTGGTGCAGAAAAAATAATACCTAAAGACGATCAGTTTGATCCGCCAGAAAATATGGAAGGTGGTTTTGGTAAATTATTAAGATCTATAGAAGTTTTATACGAAGGCGCTTTAATACTAGGTACTAATAAATTGCTTAAGTGGGAGATGGCTAAAAATATGATGAGACCTAAAAGTGATTTTACTAAAGTTAAAATGAACTATAGTATCGTAGCTCCACGTATGTACGAAGGTAAAATTGATTCATTAGTTAATCGTATAACTGGTTTTGCTGATATGATACAGCTTACTCATTTAAAGCTACAGCAAGTAATGTCACGTATGGTGCCAGATGGTGTTTATTTAGATGCTGATGGTTTAGCTGAAATAGACTTAGGTAATGGTACAAATTATAATCCACAAGAAGCTTTAAACATGTTCTTCCAAACAGGTAGTGTTATTGGTAGATCGTTTACACAAGATGGTGATATGAATCCTGGTAAAGTACCAATACAAGAAATAACTAGTGGCAGCGGTGGTAATAAAATGCAAGTATTAATAGCTAATTATAATTATTACTTGCAAATGATTAGAGATGTAACAGGTTTAAATGAAGCTAGAGATGGTAGTATGCCAGATAAAAATGCTTTAGTTGGTGTACAAAAGTTAGCAGCAGCTAACAGTAATACAGCTACAAGACATATATTGCAAGCTGGTTTATTTATAACTTCAGAAATAGCAGAATGTTTATCACTTAGAATATCTGATATTATAGAATACTCACCAACAAAAGATGCTTTTATACAAGCTATAGGTGCGCATAACGTTGCTACATTAGAAGAGATGTCTAACTTACACTTGTATGATTTTGGTATATTTTTAGAGTTATCACCAGATGAAGAAGAGAAACAAATGCTTGAAAATAATATTCAAATGGCATTACAACAACAAAACATAGAGTTAGAAGACGCTATTGATCTTAGAGAAATAAAAAGTGTTAAGCTAGCAAATCAGTTATTAAAAATAAGAAGAAAAAAGAAAATAGCTAGAGATCAAGCTATGCAACAGCAAAACATACAAGCTCAAGCGCAAGCTAATGGTCAAACTCAACAAATGGCTGCACAAGCAGAAATAGAAAAGAATCAAGCTAAAGTTCAAGCAGAAGCTCAAGTTGAACAAATGAAAGCTCAAATTGAAGCACAAAAAATGCAACAAGAAGTTCAATATAAAAAAGAATTAATGATGTTAGAGTTTGAGATGAACATGCAGCTTAAAGGTTTAGAAGTAAACGGTAAAAAATCTTTAGAAAAAGAAAAAGAAGATCGTAAAGATCAAAGAACAAAAATTCAAGCAACTCAACAAAGCGAGTTAATTGATCAAAGAAAAACAGGTAAACCACCTAAAAACTTTGAGTCTTCAGGTAATGATATACTAGGAGGCGGATTTGATTTAGGTGTATTTGATCCTAAGTAAACTTATTAATTATTATTATATTATATTATGGAAGAAAAAAATGAAAACGTAGTTGAAGAAACTACACAAGATACAACTGAACAAGTTGATAAAAGTAAATTTATGTCAGCTGATGATCCAGATGTTATAAAAATAGATTTAAATAAACCAATAAACCAAGAAGAAAATGAAACTAAAGAAGATAACGCTGACGACAGCGGAGTGGTTGCAGAGCCTGAAAATGCCGAGCCCATACAAGAACAAAAAGAAATACAACCGGAAGCTGAAGCACAAGAAGAAACAACAGTATTAGAAGAAGTAACTGAAGATGCTGTTGAAGAGCAAGTAGCAGAAGTAGAAGAAAAAGTTGAAGAAGCTATAGCTGAAGCAGAAGCAACAGGTAAACCGCTACCAGAAAACATACAAAAGTTAGTAGACTTTATAGAAGATACTGGTGGTGATATAAACGATTACGTAAAACTTAATCAAGATTATAGTAAGCTAAATGACAACGATGTTGTGTTTGAGTATTATAAACAAACAAAACCACATTTAACTAACGATGAAATAAACTTCTTAATGGAAGATACTTTTAAAGTAGATGAAGAAGAAGATACTGATAGAGAAATACGAAGAAAAAAACTAGCATTTAAAGAGCAAGTTGCCAGTGCTAGAAGCCACTTGGACGGGCAAAAGTCCAAATACTATGAAGAAATCAAAGCTGGGTCAAAGTTGACTCCGGAACAACAAAAGGCTTGGGATTTTTTTAATAGGTACAACAAGGAATCTGAAGAACAACAAAAAACTTTAGAAGCAACAAAATCTAATTTTTTAAAGAAAACAAATCAAGTTTTTAATAATAAATTTAAAGGCTTTGAATATAACGTTGGAGATAAAAAATATAGATTTAATGTTAAAGATGTAGATAAAGTAAAGACTAGTCAAGATGATATTGGTAAATTCATAGGAAAGTTTCTTGATGATAATAACCAAATGTCAGATGCGGCTGGATATCATAAAGCTTTATATACAGCTATGAACGCAGATGCTATTGCTAAACATTTTTATGAGCAAGGCAAAGCTGATGCCATGAAAACAAGTGTTGCTAAAGCTAAAAATATTAATATGAATCCAAGACAAGCTCATGGTGAGATTAATACTGGAGGTATGAAAGTAAGAGTTTTAGGTGATAATTCTTCTGATTTTAAATTTAAAATTAAAAACAACAAATTTAAAAAATAACAATTTAAAAATTATTAATTATGGCAATTTCAAATCCAGGCCCTGGTCATTCTGGGGTCGCAGGTAGTTTAAATAGTGTGCCAGCTCCACAAAAAGCTACACTAGCTTCAAACTACATTGATTTTACTGCGACAGCCACTGCTGGTTGGGCGCAACAATATTTACCAGACCTAATGGAAAAAGAAGCTGAAGTTTTCGGACCGAGAACTATTTCAGGTTTCTTAGCACAAGTTGGGGCTGAAGAGGCTATGACATCTGATCAAGTTGTATGGTCTGAGCAAGGTAGATTACACTTATCATATACTGGTACTGTAAATAATACTAACGGTGAATTTACTATTTCAAATGATATTGATGGTAATAGCGTTGGTACAGATTTACACGGTGTTAGAATTAACGATATGGTAATCGTAGCAACATCAGAAGGAGCTATTAAATGTTTAATAACTGCTGTGGCTAACAACGTGGTAACTTGTAAACCTTATGAAGTAGAAAATATTGATGATGCTACTGCATTCGGTACTGGTACTTCAAACGCAGCAACGTTATTAGTTTATGGTTCTGAATTTGGTAAAGCTACAAATGATCAAGGAGGTACTGCTTCTACAACTGATGGTTTTGGTAATGTAGAGCCTGTTTTCACTTCTTTCACTAACAAGCCTATCATTTTGAAAGATTATTATGAAGTTTCAGGATCTGATACTTCTGCTATTGGTTGGGTAGAAATATCTGGTGAGTCTGGACAAAGTGGTTACTTATGGTATTTAAAAGCTGAAGGTGATACTAGATCTAGATTTACTGATTACATTGAGATGGCAATGTTAGAAAGTGTTTTAGGTGTTGAAGGTTCTTCTACAGCTGATGGTAGTATTAACGGTGCTGGTAATAGTTTTGGTACTGAAGGTTTATTTGCAGCTATACAAACTAGAGGTAATGTAACTACTGGTGTAACTGGTGTTAATGCAGCTACTGATTTAGCTGAGTTTGACGCAATACTTGCTGAGTTTGACAAGCAAGGTGCTATTGAAGAGTACATGATGTTTGTTAACAGATCAACTAGCTTAGCTATGGACGATATGTTAGCTTCAATGAACTCTTACGGAGCTGGTGGTACTTCTTATGGAGTATTTGACAACTCTGAAGACATGGCGTTAAATTTAGGTTTCACTGGTTTCAGAAGAGGTTCTTATGACTTCTATAAGTCTGACTTTAGATACTTAAACGATCAAGCTACAAGAGGTGGTATAAACAGTAGAAACGTTGTTGATCCTATTAGAGGGGTCATGATTCCTGCTGGTACTTCTTCAGTTTATGATCAAACTGTTGGAGCTAGCATAAAAAGACCTTTCTTACATGTGAGATATAGAGCTTCACAAACTGATGATAGACGAATGAAAACTTGGACTACTGGTTCGGTTGGCGCTGCGACTACAGGTTTAGACGTAATGCAAATTCACTACTTATCAGAAAGATGTTTAATCACTCAAGGTGCAAACAACTTTATGTTAATGCAGTAAACTATTTTAAAAGACCGGGGCTTCGGCCTCGGCCTTTTATTTTATTAATTTTATTATATATTATATTATGGCAAAAAAACAAAAAACGCAAGAGGTAGAGGTACCTGTTGTTGAAACACCAGTTGTTGAAACAGCTAAACCTAAAAGAGTAGAACCTAAAAATCCTTCTACAAATGATGGTTGGGAAATAAAGGATAGAACTTATTTTCTTAAAGGTGGTAAAAAACCTTTATCGTATACTATTAGATCTTCTAATATATATTATTTTGATGAAGAAAAAGGGTATGAAAGAGAATTAAAATATACTTCAAATCAAAAAACAGTATTTGTAGATGAGATGCAAGGTGATCAAAGATTAGAACATATTGTTTTTAGAAACGGTGTTTTATTAGTTCCTAGAAATAAAACAACATTACAAAAGCTTTTGTCTTTATACCATCCTCATAAAAACAAACTATACATAGAGTTTGAACCAGCTAAACAAGCTGCTAATGAAATAGAAATTTTAGAACTTGAAGCAGATGCAATAGTTATAGCTAGAGATATGGATATAGATTTAGCTGAAGCTATTATACGTGTAGAAAAAGGTTCTGAAGTATCTAAGATGAGTTCTAAGGAGCTTAAAAGAGATTTACTAGTATTTGCTCGTAATAATCCTTCATTGTTCTTAGAACTAGCTGCTGATGATAACGTTCAGCTTAGAAACTTTGGTATAAAAGCTACTGAGCTTGGAATTATTAAATTATCTCCAGATCAAAGAAACTTTTTATGGGGTTCTAACAATAGAATTATAATGACAGTTCCTTTTGATGAACATCCATACACTGCCTTAGCGCATTGGTTTAAAACTGATGAAGGTATGGAAATATATGCAAATATAGAAAAAAGATTAGATTAATCATTTATGGTTACCCTTCGGGGTAACCTTTTTAAAAAATATAATATGAGTAGAACATTAAGAAACTACGGACAACCTTCAAGAGGTTTAGGCGATACCATAGCAAAGTTTACTCATGCTACTGGTATTCATAATTTAGCACAAATGGGTGCTAAAGCTATGGGTAAAAAAGATTGTGGTTGTAAAAAAAGACAACAAGCATTAAACAAAGCTTTTCCTTATAAAACAAAATAACTATGGTAAATATAGATACGGTATATCAAAGAGTTTTAGCTATTGCTAATAAAGAGCAAAGAGGTTATATAACACCTATTGAATTTAACTTATTAGCAAACCAAGCGCAGTTAGATATATTTGAACAATATTTTTATGATAGAAGCCAAACAGAAAGAGCTGGTGGTAACGATCTTAGTAATATTGATCCTGATCATATTTTAGATGAAAAAATAGATATATTTAAGTTTGAAAGACCATTAGCTGGAAACAACGAATTACCAGCAGAAACATATAGAGTTCAATCTGTATTTATATCAGTAGACACCTCTACTATTATTAGTGGACTTGGTGCTTCGCCTAACGAAAGAGCAACAATAGAGTGCGAAAAAATAGACAGTAAAGATATAGCTACAATTAGATATTCTAAATTATTACACCCAACTATTGAAAGACCTATATATACTAGAAATGGTGCTGCTGGTCAAGTTAATGTATATATACCAGAGCTAGTTGATGGTACGTTTTTACCTAGAATACAAGTACGTGCTCACGTTATTAGAAGACCTATTAGAGTTGAATGGGGTTATGTAGTTGTTAACGAAAGAGCTTTATATAACGCTAGTAGAGCAACAAACTTTGAGCTTCATGCTAGTGAAGAAACAAATCTTGTTAATAAAATACTTGAAAGTGCTGGTATAATATTAAACAAACCAGGTTTAGTACAAATAGCAGATCAAGAAGATATAAAAAGAATACAACAACAAAAAATGTAATAAATGGCATTATTAGAACATCAATATTCACAAGCAAGATATTATGGAGGTAAATACACTTTTACTGGATTTAGCTCAGTAGTTAGTGGTACAATACAAGCTGCTAATCATGATATATCACTTGTATATAATGACATAGCGGCTGATCCAAACAATCCAAACTTAGCTTTACCTGGGTCATATAAATTATATGTTAATGGAACTTTTGTTTCACCTACGTATCAAGATGTAAATAATGCTGTTTACAACAATTATCTTATAAAGTTTGCTCCTGCACCAATATCTGTTTGGTACGTTGAGTTTAATCGTCAGTATTATAGTGGTCCTGATGTTGCCGGTGCAACTATAACTTTAGTCTTTAATCAAGATGATCCAAACGTTAAGTTAGGTAGTTATCAATTTATGCCATTAAGTGAAATAATAAACAACTTTATGTTTACTCATGTTGGAGAAGATAAAATTATACCAAAAGCACAAAGAACAGATGTAGCTTTTCATGCACAAAGAGCATTAGCTGAGTTAAGCTTTGATACTTTTAAATCTTGTAAATCACAAGAAATAACTATACCACCACACTTAACAATGCAATTACCTCATGATTATGTTAACTATGTAAAGTTAACGAGTGTTGATAGCTCTGGTATAGAGCATATATTATATCCAACTTCAAAAACTAGTAACCCGAGAGCTATAAAACAAGACGCTGACGGTACTTATAGCAGTACTACAAACGATGATAGAATACCAGACTCTGAAGATTTAATTTATAATGAAAACTCAACTGCTTGGAATAACTATAAAGCTCATGAGCCTTCAGAAAATAATTCTAATGATTATCAAGATTATCAAAACGATATATACTGGCCAAATGAAGGTAGAAGATTTGGTTTGGATCCACAGCACGCTCAAGTAAATGGATCTTACTATATAGACTGTTATGCAGGAAAAATACATTTTAGCTCTAATTTATCAGGAAAAACTGTGATATTAAAATACATAAGTGATAGTTTAGGAACAGATCATGAGATGCAAGTTCATAAACTTGCTGAAGAAGCTTTGTATAAATGGATTATGTATGGTTTATTGTCTCTTAGAAGAGATGTTCCAGAATATGTAGTACAAAGATATAAAAAAGAAAGATTTGCTGAAACAAGAAAAGCAAAATTAAGATTATCTAATATTAAATTAGAAGAAATTACTCAAATATTTAGAGGTAAGTCGAAACAAATTAAACATTAATATAATATGCCAAATCTAAATCGTAGATTTTCATCAGGTCGTATGAATAAAGATCTTGATGAAAGATTAGTGCCTAACGGTGAATATAGAGATGCGTTAAATATAGAGGTTGCTACGTCAGATACTTCTGATATGGGTACTGTGCAAACAGTCATGGGTAATTTAAATATGTCGCTAACAACAATTGATCCTAATAATATTAGTGATTTTTACTGTGTTGGTAGCGTGGTTAATGAACAGCACGACAAAATATATTGGATGTTAGCTGGTAGAAACTCTGATATAATAGCTGAATACGATTATAAAACACAAACAACAACACCCGTTGTTGTAGACCTGTTTCCTGCAGGAACTATACCGGGAAATGAAAGCGGTAGAGTATTAAATTTCGATAGAGCATTTTTGATTACAGGTATTAACATAATAGAAAATATGTTATTTTGGACTGATAATCACTCAGAACCTAAAAGAATACATATTGATAGATGTAAATTAGGTACACCTGATTTTACAAGTCAAACTCAATTATTTGTAAGAGATATATCAACTAACAATGCTAGTGTAGAATATTACGCTAAAGGTGACTTAAAACATGAACATATAACTATTATAAAGAAAAGTCCACCAGCACCACCTATTTTAGAAATGCGTAATAAATTAAGAGTAGATCAAGATCCTTATGGATCAAATTTTGCTACTGATTTTCTTATAGGTATAACTGGTAATTTTACAACAGATCCTGGTAATCCGTTTTTTGATGCAGACAGTAATCCTATAGAAAGTTTATTAGTAAATTTTAATACTTCAGGCTTGTTTAATCAATTTCCTGATTTTGTTATTGGTGATATAATAAATATATACGTTGGTGTTGATGAAGCAGAAGATAATAATAAATTTGTTAGAGCAGAAATATTATCATACGATATTAATACTGGTGCTGCTACTTTAAAAATCTTATCTGGTACAAAGACAATTATATCTACGAGTGGCGAGTGGTACGTAGAGCTAGAGCAAGCAGAACCTTTGTTTCAATTTAAATTTCCTAGATTTGGTATAAGATACAAATACGAAGATGGTGAATATTCATCTTTTTCACCTTTTTCTCAAGTAGCATTTTTACCACAAGATTTTGATTATTTACCAAAAGAAGGTTATAATTTAGGTATGGTTAATAATTTAAGGTTTTTAGCTATAAGAGATTTTGTACACGGCCAGTCTATACCAGATGATGTTATTTCTGTAGATATACTTTATAAAGAATCAAACTCACCAAATATATATACTGTAAAAACTATAAAACGTTTAGAAAACGATTGGGTACCAGGTTTTGAACCATGGTCTAGCAGTATATCAGGTTTAGATGATGTTGTTGCTAATTATAGTGAATGGAACGCTATTGGTCCAAAAGATACGGTTGGTGCTGCTAATGGTTTGGTACCTGGTCAGCTTACTAGAGGTTGGACTAGAATAACATCAGAAATGATACACGCCATATTACCTTCGAATCAATTATTACGACCTTATGATAATGTTCCAAGAATTGCTTTAGCGCAAGAAGTTGTAGGTAATAGATTAGTTTATGGTAACTACCTGCAAAACTATAATATGTTTAATAGGTTTGCTGTTCAAACAAAAGCATTAGAATATTTTAATGAATTTAACTTTGGAGAACTAGATCCTGAATCACAGATAAGTGTTGATGTAAAAGTATCTTTAAGTTCAAAATCAGCTGGTGAAAATGGACAGTTATTACCTGAACAATCAAATCCATTTTATAGTTATTTTAATGTATATTTACCTGCAAAATCAATAAAAACATTACGTACTTATCAACTTGGCGTAGCTTATATAGATGAGTACGGTAGAGAAACTCCAGTGTTTTCTAATAGCACGATAGATAAAGCTTCTTTATATGTAGAAAAAATAGTAGCAGATAAAAAAAATAGATTACAAGCTCAATTATTTAACACGCATCCTGAGTGGGCTAAATCATTTAAGTTTTTTGTTAAAGAAACTTCAAACGAATATTATAACTTAGCAATGGATCGTTGGTATGATGCTGAAGACGGTAATATATGGATTAGCTTTCCATCATCTGAAAGAAATAAAATAGATGAAGAAACATTTTTAATACTTAAAAAAGAGCATGATAATAACAATTTTGTATCTTCGCCTGCTAGATATAAAGTAATAGCTATAGAAAACGAAGCTCCAACTTTTGTAAAAACAAGCACGCTAGAACAACCAACGTTTATAGAAACAAAATCAGTTGCACCTTTTGATATAGGTAATGGTGCTACTGGTTTTCCTGTAATAGGTGGTGATACTATTAATTTAGATTCAACTGCGTTAACAGGCTCTGGTTGGGACGCTACTTTAAACTTAGGTATAAATAATCCTGTAAATCCTTCTATAAGTATTGTTATAAGAGATTATGATATAAGAATAACAGGTACAGGAAGTGGCTCTAATTTTTCTAGTAACTGGTATAGGTTAAAAAGTGTTGCGGCGAGCGGTACTGATTATGTGTTTACTATATTTAAAGAGTTTGAATCTGATGTAAACGTTTTATCACCAAATGGGCTTCATACTGGTTATACAGGTGGTGGTAAGATAGAGTTAAGAAGAAGAGTAATAGATAATAAACCAGAGTTTGATGGTAGATTTTTTGTAAAAATAAGAAGAGATGCTGAATTAGAAAATACAATAATAAAACCAGTTACTTCTTCTATTAATTGGCAAATTAATAACTCTATGCAAGTTCAGTATATAAATCCAGACTCTGACTTTTCAAAAAACGCTGGACTTGAAGGTTTTTTTGGTGTTTGGGATCAATCAAGTATACCTGAACAAGCTATTAGTCTTGCCGCTCGAACTGCTAGTAATCCTGGAACTCATGTTAGTTTTCAAGCAACTGGTGGAGGTTTAGGCCAAGATTATTGGGAGTTAGCTAGTCATAATACTGATTCTGCTACTAATGAAAGTAGCGGTTGGTTTATTGATAAAATAGAAGGTTTTAGAAGATTCCCAACAACACAACATTATTTTGGGCAAACTAATACTGACGAGTGGTTAACAAAAGCTGAGCATGGTAATCACGGGTCTGGGGGTGGTGCTCTGAGTTTTTTTAGGTACTGGGGACCAGCTGGATATAATTGGTTTGGTTCACCGCCTTCAACAAATAATGGAAATGCAATGAATAGATATGATATGCCTGTTGTTATGGGTACAGCTACGCACTCTAGTTCTGACACAGGTTCTTATTTAAATTTAAATCATTCACAAGGATTATTTAATGTTATCGGTGATGCTAATGTTAACGGACCTTCTTATATTGGTAATGGTCTAACAATTACAACGCCAGGTACTAACTGGGTTGATTCTACTTTTAGCGATGCCCTTGAAGTTGGTGGACAAAATACTGGTGGTAGAAAAATGAATAGTGAAGCAATTATTAATAATATAGATGGTTTTGCAGATAACATAAATCAATCAGTACTTAGAACAGGTTTAAATGGTTATTTACAACACGTAGGAGATACTTTTGGTTTTGGTACGGTTGGAGCTTTACCAGGAAACGGTGGTGGTGTATTACCTTCTCTTGGTATTGATGGTCATCCTAGCGCTGGAGGTCCAAATCCAGATCATACTGGTTTGATTAAAGGTGTTAATAGTTATCAAGGTACAAATATAATAACTATATCACACGCTGGAGTAGGTGGTGATGTTGATGGTACAGATGTAGATGGTAAAGACGCTCCTTCGCAAGGTGCTAGTGTTGGTGATTTAGTTTTAGCTTTTGCGTTTGGCGCAAATCAAACAGGCTATACAGTAAAACATGTTCAAGATATTTCTTTTATAAATGCTCTTCGAACTCCTGGTACAGCTTGGAGATGGGCTGAAGATCCAGGTCAAGTAATTTACAAAACAGTTGATCCTAATACAGTTGATTTATCTGGCTGGGGTATAACTTCTACAGAAATAAATGTTAATTTTACTGGTGCTGATCCTTTAGATGGTGAGCCCGGTATTGGTTTATATAATTATTGTAGTTTAGGTGATTGGGCTGATAGTTTTATGATGTGGGGAGATGGTGGTGCTAGTGGTAGATATACTAGAGCTGCAATGGTTTCACAAGGTGCTGGTAGTATGCCTAGTCAAGGTGGTGCTGTTTACGTAGCAGGAAATACAGGTGGTGTTGGAACAATAGGTCAACCACAGTGGAAATATAGTGATGCTTTTACAAACCCAGGCGCTGACGCTGTAAATAGGTATTACCGTGTTGCTGAGTCTAATAACTGCGGTGGCTGGGCAGTTGGAAACTATCTTGGTCCTGGCTTTAGCACAACAACCGCAGCGCATGGCATGTGGCCTATGTACGTTAAAGATTGGTGGAAATCAATAAATAGACGTAGAAGATTTATGATAGTAGCAGAAAGCTATGATGCTGGTTTAGGATTAGGTGAAACTGCACCTCATCATTATTTACCTACAAACGATCCTAACTTAACACCACACTTTACTTCTGCTACTGCCGTAAAACCAGGTCCATTTACAGATCCAGCACCTGGTATACGTTCTGATGGTATTTATTCTGGTTATAATACAGGATCTGGAACTGTTCCTTTTGGTCCAACTATAGATGGTACTACAGGAGCAGAAAAATTTCCAGGTAGTGTTACTTGGCAAATATTATCTCCTTATATAGATAGTGATTCAGAAAAATATTCTAGTACAAATCCAGCTATTTGGGAAACAGAACCAAAAGAAGATGTTGGTTTAAATATTTATTATGAAGTTGGACAAATATATCCAATAGAATTAAATGAAAAAACAGGTGAACAGTTTGTTGGACCAATACATCCTTCAATACCTTTAGCACCTCTTAATAGTAAAGTAAACTGCTACGATCCTAATCCAGTTTCAAATCCTAATGGTAATTTTAGAGGTATACAAACAGGTGGTGCTGTTTTAGGTTTAGGCGCAGCTGCTGACATAAGAGTTGAAAGCTTACAAGACAATGTACTTACACTTTGTGATGTTGATGGTGGTAAGTTAAATACAGATGTTAATCCATCAGCTACTCTTCCAGAGCCTGGTGATAGATTAATATTTTCAAGAGCTGATGGTGGTAAAACAGAAACTACAGTTTTAGGTGTAAACGCAACTACAGGTGAGTTTGTTTTAGATAGAGCTTTACATAATTATAAAGTTACTTTACCTTGGCACAACTGTTATACTTTTGGTAATGGTGTTGAATCTGATAGAATACGTGATGACTTTAATCAAGTTACTATAGATAACGGTCCAAAAGCTTCTGCTACACTAGAAGAGCCATATGAAGAAGAAAGAAGAGGTAGTGGTTTAATTTATTCAGGTATTTATAACTCGATGTCTGGTGTAAATAATTTAAATCAATTTATACAAGCAGAAAAAATTACAAAAGATTTAAATCCTATATACGGTACAATACAAAAACTACATACTAGAGATACTAATTTAGTTACACTTTGTGAAGATAAAATATTTAAAATATTAGCTAATAAAGATGCTTTGTTTAATGCTGATGGTAACAGTAATGTTACAGCTACTGATAGAGTATTAGGCGCAACAACGCCTTTCTTAGGTGATTTTGGTATATCTCAAAATCCAGAGTCATTTGTAGCTGAATCATATAGAGCTTACTTTACAGATAAAGTTAGAGGACAAGTATTAAGATTATCACAAGATGGTATAACACCTATATCTGACGCTGGTATGGGTGATTGGTTTTCTGATAACTTAAAATTAGCTAATAGATTAATTGGTAGTTATGACGAAAAGAAAGATGAGTATAATCTAACATTGGATCACAAAGAATATCCATTAGCACAACCTGTGCAAGTTATTGATAATTTTTTAATTGAAATAGAAGCTTTTACACCAGACGCACCTCCTGGGGTAATTGCTGATTACGAGCCTACAGGTAATATATTAGCACCTATAACTGTTGGTATCACAACTGGTATGGTTCTTAATGGACCTGGTCTTGCTCCTAATACTATAGTAACATCTGTTACACCTAATAACAATAGACTAGTATTAACTGTAAATCCAGCACCTACAACAGCTGATGTTTCACCACTTTTAGGTCCTGCTGCAGCTAATCAATTTGCAAGATGGTTTACGCATGTTGCTCTTGGTATTTTTCCAGAACCTGTTTCAAACTATAGCAATATTAGTGGTAATTATGATACTACTGTAAGTTTTTCTGAAAGAGCTAAAGGTTGGACAAGTTTTAAATCATTTGCTCAAGAAGGTGGTGTTAGTTTAAACAATACATATTATACATTTAAAGGTGGGCATTTACACGAGCATCACGTAGAGTCTCAGCCAAGAAATAATTTTTATTCTATACCTGGTGGCCAACAGTTTCAATATGATTCTAGTATTGAAGTTTTATTTAATGAAGCTCCTGATGTTGTAAAATCTTTTAACACTTTAAATTATGAAGGTACACAATCAAGAATAACACCTGATATAGAAAATTCTGGAGAATATTGGGATAATTATTTACATACTGGTTGGTATGTAAGTAATATGTTAACTAACTTGCAAGAAGGAGGTATGCAAGAGTTTAAAGAAAAAGAAGGTAAGTGGTTTTCACAAATAAAAGGTGTAACCACGGAGTGGTTAGATGATGGTAAAGCTGGTAATATAGATACAAGAGAATTTTCATATCAAGGTATAGATGAGGCTGACGCTATTCAGACGACGTATGGTGGTTATACTTCTTATGACTGCAGGCCATTAGCAACTGCAACTTGTGGTGCTGGTGTTAACATTGGTATTGGCCAAGGAGTAACTCCAGGTAGTAGACAGTTAATACAAATATCAGAATTACTTTCAGGTGTAGATAATTGGGTAACTGGAGCATCTAATCCTTCTTATAGTCCAATACATTTATTTGGACCTATGATTATGTGGCTTGTAGATAACGCTCCAGATGATCTAATTAGTGATTATGCTTTTGAGTTTTTAGATACTAGCGGTGTTATATCAGGCGTTGCAGGCGTATCAACAACAGCTTATTGGTTTTTTGGTTCTAGTGATGATTTTTCTCTTGAAAGTCTTTTTCCTGTTCCTTCACATTATGCTCCACCAACTAATTTAAAAATAAGAAGATGTAGAGAGTTTATGGATTATTTAAATTTAAACTCAAGCGCTGATTTTAGAGAAGGTAGATATACAGATTACACTACTTATATGGTAACTGGAGATCTTAACGATGTTACTGTTACTAATACTCCAGGACCAAACACAAGAGAAATATATTCTCAATCACAATTTTGGATAGGTCAAGGAGGTAGTGTTTATGGTGGTTTTTGTACTGAAGCAAATACAATTATAAATCCTCAAGGTTATCACTGTGTAGAATTACAAAACCAAAATGGTCAATACAGTACTTTATCAGCTTGTGAGTCTGTTTGTGGATTAAACGAAGAAACATATGAGTGTGTTAATGGCTCATGTATTGATCCAGGTGATGGCAGTGGTAGTTATACTACTTATTGTGATTGTGTAAATGCTACCTTGTGTTGTGATGAAGGAGCTGCATACACTTACGATTGCCAAAACATAACACCTCCTACTCCTATTATATATGGTTGTATGGATGATGGTATTACAACTGACCCGTACATAACAAGAGATAGACCTTCTAATTTTGTAGGTCAAGCTAACAATTATTATCCTCAAGCTAACGCTCCTGATTGTAGCTGTGATTACTTTAGTACTCCACCACCACCTGTTACTTGGGATTGTTCTGGTCCTAATGGTACAACGTATAATGGTGTTTATTATCAACCATACACTTGTTATGATCCAGGTAATGGCCAAGGTCAATACAACGATACTAGCGCTAGTTCTACTAATTATCCAAATCCTTTAGCACAGTGTCAATCAGGTTGTCAACCACAACCATGTGATCCTTCAAACTATTATACTGTCAACAATATAAGTGTTATAAATACAAATACTAATGATGGTTGTGTTACCGGTCAAATTAGTGTAGCTTTATCTAGTATGGTTAACGATGTTGTAGTTGAAATACAAGATTTAAGCGGTGTAGCTATTACTTCTCAAACTTTAATAGCTCCAGCTGCTAGTTATGTGTTTGCTAATTTAGCTGATGGTGATTATAATGTAAACATTTACGATGTTGTTGATAATTGTGGAGATTTTTACAGTGTTTCAATAAGTTGTACTCAATCGCCTAGCTGTGATACTCAAAACTTTGGAGCTTCAGCTATAACTACACAAAATTTCTTTGCTACTGATTGTGGTGATAATGGAACTCTTTTACAAGATGGTATAGTACAGTTAACGGTACCAAATAATGGTTATGGTCAGTCATCTGGTACTTATACAATAACTAGTATTGAAGCAGTGTATGTTAACCAATCAGGACTTACAGCGTCAAATAACATAACACAGTTTGTTAGTGTTAACGGTTTTGCTATTGCTAACTATACAGCTAATATAGGTACTGCAAGTGTGCAGTTAGACGGTATTCAGTTTACTTTAAACCAAGGAAATAGTATAGCTTCATTCCCTAATGGTTATGAGTTTTTAATTACAATACAAGATAGTAACGGATGTAACTTAACGTTAACAGCGGTTATTGCTTGTGATGAGCCGCCACCACCACCTTTACCTGAATATGATTGTACAATTGTAGGTTCTAGTGGTTTCCAGTGTGTACAAGCTTCTGGTGGTTTCTTTAGTAATTCTTTAGCAGCAGTAAGTATAAATCCACAAACAAATAATCCTTTTGCTTCACCGTTGTTAATGTGTCAATATTATGTTAGTCAAAATTTACCACCATGTCAAACTATTACTCCTGTTGATCCTGATCCTATAGTTGGTTGTATGGATGATGGTACTCCAGCTAATTACGCACCTAATAGGCCTTCTAACTGGGTTGGTGCTGCATCAAACTATAATCCATTAGCTGTAATTCCAGGCCCTTGTACTTATCCTGTTTTAGGTGATAATGGTGGTGGTACTAGTGGTGGAGGTGGTAGTGGAGATCCAACTAGTGTGCCTGGTTGTACAGATCCATTAGCACTAAATTATAATCCACTAGCTACATTTAATGATGGTTCTTGTGTTTATGGAACACCTACTGGTTGCGAGTTAGATAGACAAGGTCTTGTTTCATATGATGCTAACTTCCAAAATACTTACGCTGGTGATTATCAGTTTATAACAAATGGTCACGCTGATCAATCAATATATTCAAATGTTGCTACAGGAAGTTGGAATGACGCTTTTGAAAACGCTCTTAATGCTCATGGATTTGTTTTACAAACTCCAACAAACATTTCATCAACACCTGGTTATGGTCAATGGCATTGGTTTACTGGTTCTAATAATCCTAGTTTTAATGTTCCAGTACCTACAATAGGTGCTAATCCTGGTACTCAGCCTGGTATTACGCTTAAGCTTGCCAACAATCAAGTGTCTGGAGTGAGTTATGCTAATCATGTAACTGGTATTTATATGATTCCTCCTTACCATATGTGGGGCAGAACGTTTTTTATGGAAATAACATTTGGACCAAATTCTACTGCTGGTCAAAGCACTGGAAAAGGATATTTTGGTAATGGTGCTGATTTTAGAGTTGGAACAAGCGTAAATCCAATTACTTTAAGTAATATAATTTACACTACTGCACCAAACACAGAAATACTAATTAATAACATTGCGCCAAACAATAATTTTGTACCACCTGATGGTTATGTTATTGGTACGCCTTCAAGCCCATTTAATATAATTGTAGATTTAAACAGTTATGACCCACAAGCACCAACTGACGTGCCTTACGTAGTAATTTCTTTAGAAGGTGAGGAAGTACAAACGTTAAATATTAAACAAATTTGTTTTATTGACATAAGAGATGTATAATATGAATATAAATTTTGAACAAGACATATCGAGAAGCCCTGAAAGAAGAAGGCAGAGAGCAATAGCAAAAGGTATTGTTCCTGCTTCTGGGTATAATGATAATGAAAAAATTATTAAAAGTATTATCGTAGGTGATCAAGAGTATATGAATACATTAACTTCTTCAGGTGGTAATGTTCGTATAAAAATATCTGGTACTACTGACGCTATGTTTTCTATGACTATAGTTGATAGTTCTGGTTGTAATATGTTAAGAAAAGAAATAAAAAATGTTAAAATAGGTAACAAAGGTATTTACAATTTTTACCAAAACTTTCCTTCAATAAATTCTGTTAAAGGTTCAAAAGGTAAAATACCAAAAGAAACTTACACAATAACAGTTACGCCTAGCGCTGATACTAGTTTTTCTAATTATATAGATGCTAATCCTTACGTTACAACAATTGAACAGCGTGCTAAATCAAAAATAACAATTGCTAGATATGAAAATGATATAACTGGTTTAACTTTTACAGGCTCTGCACAATCACAAACTGGCGAAGCAAATCAAGCTAGTAATTATCAAGGTTATACTGATATTAGTTTTCCTATAGCTGTTAAATATAGTAGTTATTCAGCTGGTAATATTTATGTTAAAAGCACTGACTTTAATACTAACGTTATAAAAAACAATACTATAAAAGGTATAGTTTACAGAGATGGTAAAACTGGTAAAAGTAATAATTATGAGTTTGGTATAGATTCAAACAATGATTATGTTGGCGGTGTTGTTAAAGATCTTGTTAGTAAAAACTTTGAAGAAAGAGTAAAAGATACTATAACAATAGGGTCAAAAGCTAGTTGGAGAATAGAACACGAAAAGTTTGTAGTACTTAGTTTAGATAAAGATGATAATGTTTTAAATTTTGATAATTGTAAAAATAATAAAACTAAAATATTTAAACTAAATAATACTTTAGATATTTTTCCTAACATGCAAGTAGTTGGAGATAATATAATAACTTCTGTAACATCTATAAGTACTTGTGGTGAAAAAGTAACTTTATCAGATGAATTAGTTATACAACCACACACTGTTTTAACTTTTATAAATAAAGGATCTGCTACTGTTACAGGCGTTGGTTTTGATAGAAAACCTGACAAAAAAACTATAGTTTTTAACAGAAGTGTTGATATACCAGATAGAACTGTAGTTACATTTGACGATGATACTTCTGCTGTAAGAGGAACTATATCTCAAGTAGGTAGTGGTAACACTGGTAATGGTGATGCTAACGACGTAGATTTAACGTGTACAGTTTCTATTAAGAAGTTTGGTAATAAACCTGAGTTAGTTTATGCTTTAGATATGAGTAAAATTATTTCTGTAAAACCAAACGCTTATAATCAAAGTGTTGTTACTGCTAAAAATACAACTATAGCTATAGATGTAATAAAGTTTGACACTGATGTTAACAGAACTAGCAAAATAGGCACTGTTGTTAGACCACCTAGTCATGGTACAGTATCAGCTTATAGTGTTAGTGATGACGCTTTTGCATACTTACCTAATAATAATTTTGTTGGTAGTGATTCATTTACATTTACAATGAGTGATGGCACTAATACTAGTGATGAAAAAACAATTTTAATAGAAGTTTTAGAAGGTGCTTCTGGTATTTCAGAATCAGTAGGTCTTGGTGGTGATTAGATGGATAATAATATAAAATAATAAATATGCCTTTAATAGTTTTAAGATTTAATAGACCGCTAAACGTTTCCGTACAAGTTAACGACGTAGCTTATTTTTCAAACCCTGATCAAGTAGGTGTAAATGGTAATCCACAAGGTGGACCTTGGGCTGGTACAACTACGCCTCATTTAAAAAATGATCAAAATGAAATTATAAAAATAGGTATAATAACAAATATACAAGAAGCTGGTAACGTGTTTGTTTTAACATGTGATATGGCGCAAGATTTGTATAATCAATATTACGCAGATTTACAACCAGGTAGCTTTATAATGTTTAGTAAAGACAATAAAGCTAATATGGCTAACATGTTAGGTTATTATGCTTCCATAGAATATAGAAACAACTCCACTGATAAAGCAGAACTATTTGCTACCGGCGTAGACGTGCATGAAAGTAGTAAATAAGTAGTAAAAAGTGTGACTATATTAGATATAAATTAAATTAAATTATGTCTAAAGAAATAGATTTTGGTTTTACAAAAATGTTAAAAGATCTTAATATTACCAAAGAAACACTAAACGCTATAACACACACTGGAGAAGTTATAGAATTTAAAAGTAATTTTTATTATAAAAAAAAATCACTTATACACGGTTATGGAGTTTTTGCTTTAAAAGATATAAACAAAGGTAACATTATAGGTATTGGTAGTATTGATAATAAATATAAAACTACACTTGGTAGATTTACAAACCATAGTGATTTAAACAACGCTATGTTTTATTATTTAAAAAATAATGACGTTGTTATGGTTGCTACTAAACATATAGATAAAGACACTGAAATACTTATAAATTATAGAGATCACGTGTTAAATAAAATTTACTTAAATGAAAATAAATAAAAAAAATAATAACGAAGTTTCTACTAATTCGAGAGAAAAAATATTGAAACTTGAAGAAACTTTAATAAGTAATGCTGATGGTTTAAATATAGAAGGTACTGGCAAAGAAATAATGACTGACAGCAAAATAGCTCCAATAAAACATGATTTTGCAGACGAAGTTTATATAAGACAGATGAGCATGAAAAAAAATAGTATAGTAGTTGGAGCAATACATAAACATTTACATGTTTGGTTTTTATTAACCGGACACATTACAGTAGCTACAGAAGATACAACAGAAGATTATATAGCACCGTGTTATACAGTGTCAACGCCAGGTGTTAAAAGAGTTATACTTGCAAACGAAGACTCAATATTTGTAAACGTACACAAAAATCCTTCTAACACGCAAGATATAGATCAATTAGAAAAAGATATAGTAGCTTTAAATTACGAAGAATATGAAGAGTATATTAATAAAAATAAATAAGATATGAGTTTTACTGTAGTAGCAATAGTAGGAGCAAGTGTAGCTGCAGCTGGCGGTATCGCTAAGCTTGGTATGAGTTTAGCTGGTAGAGGAGATAGAATAAGAGAGCAGAAAGCAGCTAAAAAAAGACACTCTAAAATGATGCGTGAGTATGAAAAGCTAGACACTAGTAACATTTATGCTAATGTAAAAAATCCTTATGCAGATATAGAAACTGAGTTTGAAAATGTATATGAAGATATGACTGTTAATCAGCAGCAAGCACAGTTTGAAAAACAAATGGCACAACAGCAACAAGCTAATATAATGCAACAAATGTCTGGTGCTGCTGGTGGTAGTGGTATTGCTAGTTTAGCTCAAGCTATGGCTAACCAAGGTCAACTGCAGGCTCAAAGAGCTGGTGCTTCTATTGGTATGCAAGAGTCGCAACAACAAGCAATGAAAGCACAAGGTGCTCAACAAGCTAGAGCTATGGAACAGCAAGCACTAAGAACTCGTATGGCTGGTGAAGGTCAAGCTCAAATGCAAAGATTAAGAGGTGAAGAACAAGCTAGAGGTTTAGAATATCAAAAAACAGGTACACTGCTTGGTATGTCACAACAAAGATTAGCCGCTGCTAATGAAGCTAGAAGACAAGCTAAAGAACAACAAATGGCAGCTGTTGGTGATATAGCTGGAGCTGGTATGCAAGTTGCTCAAATGGGAGGATTTGGAGGTGGTGGAGGCATGAACCCAAGCGATATGATGAGTGTAGATCCACGTTTAAACTTTGATGAAAATAATATTCCCAACGAAGTTAGTTTTGGAGGTACAACATACACAACAAGTGGAAACTAAAAAATAAAAATAAATTATGGCTGTAAATTATAATCCAAATGTTGCTTTAATACAAGGTGCTGCCGCTATAGGTAAAAGCACTCTGCCTGCTGATTTATCTGGTTTAGATAAAGTTGTAGAAGGCGGTATGACAATGTTAGAAAATGCTAGAAAAGAAAGGCAAAAAATAGACGATATGCTTAATCTTGCTGCTGATAAAGTTTTAGCTAAAGCAGGTAGTTTAGGTGAAGAAATGTTTAGTTACGCTACAGATCAAGTAGAAAAATATAAACAAGAGTATTTACAAGGTGTTGGTATGCGTGGCCCTGAAGGTGATAAAATGAAGCGTGCTGCTATGAATAAAATGATGGAATTAGCTAATTTTTCACAAGAACATAAAGAATTAAATACTATTTCTGCTGAAAACTATAAAAACGGTATGTTTTCAACTGCATTAACTAACGATCAAAAAGCAATATTAACCTCTATATTTGATGAAAACTACACGCTTAGTGAAAACTCTGATGGTGAAATGGTTTACAATATAAATGTTAATGGTGAAAATAAACAAGTTACCTATGATGATTATAGAGAGTTAACTACTTATTTAAAAGATGAAACACTTGGTAACACATATAGAACAACTAGACAATCATTTTTAAAAGAAAAAGATTTTAAATATGATGAGTTTAAACATGTTATGATGCAATCAATACCAAACAATGAATTAAAGTTTAAGCTTTCTATACATGATGATATTCAAGGACAAAAATTTTATGACATGCTACTGGAAGATAAGTCGCTA